GTGCTGCTTTCTCTGCTTTGTTGTTGGCATCTGTGCCAGTGCCGTGGGTCTTGACTATCTTTACGTCTCGCTTGTCTAGCTTGGCTACTGTTAGCGCCCCGTCTATAGCTTTAGAGTATCCTTCGCCATCAGGACGTTGCCCTAGCGGGTTTGTGTTGTTTTCAGCAGATGTATACGCCCCAAGGAACTTAGCCATAGGCTTTGACATGTTAGGATGCTCTCGTTCAAACACTGCTAATGCGGCCCCCTGCCCAACATGAAACCCTGTATTTGTCCCGTCAAACGCAGAGGGCACACGAGTCGAATCTAAAGGTATATTTGCCTTCGCGTCCCCAAAGAACTCTAAAGATGGTACACAGACAGAATCCTCCCCTGCAAGAACAATCGCGCGGTCAAAACCGTAGTGCCAAAACAAATTCTGCATATCCATTAACACCTTTAGTCCTGAAGCGCAGGCACTAGCATCTGTAGATACATGGTCGTGTACGTGAAATATGCTGGCAATGCGCCCTGCGTAGATGTTCGTAAGCGTAAGGAAGGGTATTTTGGTTTTATAGTGTAGCTCTGCTTCGGTGTTTCTATCGTATCGCCCACTTGTGCCCATCCAACCTTGACTACCTGCCGCAAACATAAATGCAGTTTTGCCCTTTACAGGGTTATTGACTACATAATCTATAGTTTCTTGCAGTATCACTTTGTCAAAGGCTTTATGCGGTGGGTAAAACAACCCAGACTTTGCTCGCCTGAACGTATCTTTTACAATGTGGACACGCTGTGGGAAGGCTATATCCTCGTAAACTGTTGTTTCTGTGGTAGATAACGTTTCGCAATGGGTCATGTATATCATGTAACAGTCTCCATAGCAGCTTCTACGGAGTCAAAATCGCGTTTTTTGTTTTCCTGCATGAACTCGTGCATGGTGCTTAAAGACTCCATTGGTACGTTAAAATCTTCTGACTCGGGTATGCCGTAAATGTCCATCAGTAGCACCATGATAAGCGTCACATCCAAGCTATCTAGCCCGATATCTTCTTCTGATAGTTTTGTTTCTAAGGAAGTTGGTTTTGTGTATTTTTCTGGACGCGGGTTGGTTTCAAGCACGCAAGCGTCAAAGAGTTCTATAAAATCCATTTTGCACCTATTTGTTAAGGGTGCAGTCACAATACAACATTTTTATACTGGTGGCTAGTTAAGTTACTTCAAGAATACTAGCTACAACGTGTAACCTGTTAGCAGTAGCGGCTGTCACCTTTACTATTTCTCCTGCGCCTACAATTAGCGGAGCGGTTAGTAGCTCTACAGTCCCGCTGGCCCCTACAGCTTTGACGTGAAATAGGCTAAATACAGACGATCCGTTTGTTATAGTAACCGTTATAGTGTCTGCATTCCCGCTGTCCTCGGACACAAGTATAGACTTTACTATGCCTGTTGTCAGTGCAGCGCAGGTATACAGCGTGGTCACGTCAGTGGTTGTGAGGTCTTTTTTCGCGTTTACATATACATTTCCCATTAGCCTATAAACCACCCTATAGCTTCAGATTGTTTCGCTAAAGAATTGTTCCGCAACGCGCTATCCAACTGATTAAAATACAATCGCAAAACTTTGTTAGCTTCTTCAAACTGAAACGGTTCGTATTCTTTAGGCGGGTATGGCAGTGCTGGCGCACGAAACCCTATGATGTGGTCGTTATTAGCCATTACCGTCTCCCATCAGGGCGCATGTCAAGTCTAGGCGAACCTAGCTGCCATTGTACGCCTACAGTAGAGGATTCTATTTTCATAGACATTTGCCTACCTCTTACGCGAGTGTGTATTTGACTTGTATATACATCAACAGGAGAACTAGCGGTACGTACCACTGTCCCTGTGTTTACACCACTCTCAGACGTTGGCGAGTTATACCCTGACCCTGACGAGTTTAGAGGGAGCAGTGTCATGTTTATAGTTGGTGTACTACCTGTAGAACCCTCGAATGACACATCTGGTATCAATCTGGACACAAGCGCAAATTGATGACCGTCATCAAGGTCAAATTCAGCAGAGGTTATAAACGCGGATATAGCAGCGGGTGTAGCTGTCTCGTTGTCGTCTATACCTTTCTCATGTTCTACGACCACGCCGTTGTACGTAGTTGCAAGTGGGAAAGCCCGAAGTCCTGAATCCAACCACGCAGATCGTGCCATAGACCCATAATACCATATGTTATCAACGTAGTTGTAGACGATATAGCTATCGGCAGTAACCACATCTGAAGAGCAATAGAACCACCACACTTCGTTAAACGCTTCGTTGTTACCCGCAAAGACTTGTTCAAATTGTTCTGGGTTAAAATCGCTAAACACGTATTTACGTAAATCACAGGGTAATGGCTGCGTACGTCCATCGTATTTGTAGAACCTATCTTTACCCATCCAGTAGGCGACACCGTTAGCGTAGGCTACAGCGTTTTGTGAGGCTATAGAGGTCTGTTCGCCAACCAGCGTAGCGGCCCACACTCCAGATTCTGCGCCCACGTACTGCAGGGAATACATAGACGAGTCAGTCCATATCAAGACTTCCTGTCGAGCCTGAGAGGCAGCTATAATCTCTGTGCCCCGAGACAGTCGCAAGCTACCCGCTTGGTTCGTCGCATCAGGAGTCCAATTTTCAGCGTTTTCTTGGTCAGACCAACGAATTAACATAGGGTCTTGGACGATTGAGCCTAGCGGGTTACCGCCAAAACAAAACACAAAACGGTTAATATCCGACACGAGAATAGAGTTTTGTATTATAGGTATGTTTGATCCTGTTAGTTCTACCGCCCTAGTACGCAGGTCATTTGTAGCTTCCCAGTAGTATATACGACCCCCTCGGAACCCAAAGATCAGGTCTTCACCAAAGTTTTGTTGTGTCCATACACGTAGCTCCTCTTGGCTGGATAAACCTGTACCGTACAAACCTGCACCCCAGCCCCCTGCACCCCAACCTGATAGGTCTGAGGCTGTAGATACACCGACGTTAAGTTGATACGCCCCTACGGTTGCACTACCGCCGTTACCTGAGTCAGATGAAGTAGATGCTACATTGGTAAATGTAAGCGTTGTATTGCTAAAACTTTTTGCCAGTATTGTGTACTTACTGTCGCCTTCAAGAGTTAGTATTTCGTACTCTAAGTTTAATACAATAGCAGTGAAATTGCCGCCTAAAGTTACCGCGTCAGAAAAAGTTACAAAATCGCCAGCTACAGACCCGTTGCCAGCGTCACTAACTAGAATAGTAAAACAAGTTACCGCCGCACCGTTGCTGTGCGTAGCTGCTGTAGTGCTAGTAACCACGTCAGAAACAAGATAAGATGCTCCTCTACCGCAGCCTGTTAGCGTGTTATCAGTAATACCTGTATAAGATATGACTTCAGTACCAATTAAAACCACCCCCTCTAAAGGGAACCCCGTGGCGTCTGTGATTGCAATAGTAGTAGCAGATGTAGAAGTAATCGCTGCACTTAACGTAGTATCAGATGCGCTGAACGTAACATCTCCCGCGCTAGTGGTGCTTCTAATCGGAGTTATGTCGTTAAATGTACCACCATTCTCAATGTAGAATTTTATGTTGGTGCCCACGCCGATGAGGTTCTGCCCCCCTAACGTAATCCAATTCCATAAAGACCGTGCAACACCTAGAAACGTTACAGTATTTAGCCGTGTCCAACCGCCAATTTTTTCAGGAGTGCCCTGCCTAAACCGAATGTTATTACACTCGTACCAACCACCTTCACTGGTGTATCTAGTATTTTCGCGATTAACGCCGGGTTTTAGCAGGAGCTTTTTTAGGGGCATGTTACACCATCAGTTCAAAATGTGGGCCATCGATGAAGGGTCTACGGCCTTGTGTTCTACGTTCGTCAATGTAGCTGTTCATAGCATCTTCCATAGTGCCGCCGTGAAACTGAGCTATATTTGATATTGTCCAAGCAGCGCCCCACCTGATGGGCACGTCTACTTCCCTAGCAGCTTCGGCCATAGCGTCTGCTATGTCATCGTACAAATTTAATTCCCAAGATGCACGAGAGCCAATGTAAGCCATTAAATCAACGGCATAGCCCTGAAGATGTTTACTTTTCATGGTCTGCGAGGCTCCAGACGCAACAAGCGCCTTTTGTTCCTCCATAGTTCTCATGCCACAGATCACACCGAAATCAATTTTAGTTCGGTGAATGGCCGCTTTAACAACTGCAACAAGCCGTGGGTCTAACCCTTCTAGCTTGGCTTCGCTTCGCGTACTTAGTTTAAAAGTCATTTCTGTATCCTTACGTTTAGGCAGGCGACGATCATATTGGTGTTTGTCACCAGAATTTTTGCCTGTTCTTTATACTGTTCACATACCGTTCTACTCTCAAAACTATTTAATTGATAGTATTGTAAAGGCATACCCGTAATCAACTGCATCCAAACCAATACCCACACTACTTACTAACTTTCTTGACCTTTTCAAAGCTACGCATTCCTGCAAGCCCCAACATGCCCGTTAAAATCGGCATCATCACACTCATTTCGGCCTGCGGGATTATAAACCCAAATCCAGCGCAAATTGGAGAGATAAGGAAGTTGACCATCAACCCCAGAACACAAACGTAACCACAAAGTGGACGCCAAGACGCCTGAAACCAATTTCCTTTAGCCTCGGCAGTATTAACGGCTATCTGTGCTAACATCGCTTCCTGCGAATGTCTGTCGGCCATCGTACTGAGGTTATGGGCTAATTCCGCAGCTTTGTCTTTATCCTGTATGAACTTACCAGCAAGCTCTGTAGCTGGTC